TCATACGCGTCTCGATTTGAGGCATACGTTCCATAAGCGTGTCCTATTATTGACAACATTGTATCCACTACATCCCTTGACCTCGTTACCCGGCCCCAAACGGCACGAATAACAAATTCACGAGACTCGCGAAAAGGCAAGAAACTTGGCTGTCCAGGTGACTTCTCTTGATTTTCCACCATCTGATGTTTCAAGAAAGTACAACCATATTGAGTAACCCAACCAGCGGAAACTTTAGATGCGAAAGAAACACCATCCTTCATATCACGCACCAAAACCCTAAAATGCTTCCACATGAAATCCACAAAAGCAGCTCCAGAAAAGTAAACAGAACCTTTTCCTAATCCTTTTCGATACAAATGATCATCACCATACACAATCAAGGCCACCAAAGTAAGTAAATCCATTTCCAACTCCTCTTGATCCTCCGCTACCGCTGTGTGCACTTGCCACACACAGAAAAGAATTATGTACATCGCCATAATCCATGAATCCATATGAGAGGTATTAAAAGCTCCAGACGGAACCCCTCCTTTTACCGCCCCCCAAATAGTACCCAACAACTGCGTAAGTCGCACAATCATATTCTTTAACAAAAACTTAACCACCTTCTCAAAACACTCATAGTCCGGACTTTGTGGATCCACGAAGTTTGACATCGATGACCAATACAAGTTCGTCCATAATTCCGCAACGGTCTGATCAAAGAGCTTTGCATCTCCTTCCACCAACTCCGGGCTCCAACAATTTGTCAAATCAATCCCAAGGCACCTCGCCAAAGAATCTGCTCCTCCATGCGACCATCTGTGACCTATGCGAATCACCCATCCTCGCTCTCGCATATGTCGAATATGTGAGACCATTCGCTCCATCAAAATATAGAGCGAACATGGAATGTTAAAAACTCGTAACTTTTCCTCGAACTTCTGCCAAGTATCCTCTGCCCATTGTTTTCCAAAATCCATAAAATTTTCATCTTTTGGCGGGACAACCCAAGGAATATTCGGTTCCTCTCCAGTGCGAAGAAAACGAATAATAGCTGCAACTTCTTGCTCAAACGTATCAATCTTCTTTCCCTTTGGGGACACCTTTATCTCCACTGGATGACCTGAGGTTGGATGGATAGTGAATCTTTTTCCCTCACTATCTCCATTCGAGGCACCCATATACATATCCTTTAAGGAAGCAAAAGACAATTTCCACAAATTTTTCTGAGTCAAGTCCACCCGCATCTTTCGATACAAAAGGTCTAACGCCTCGTTAAGAAAGGCCAACGGCTCTCGAGGAAGCTGCAATATCTTTTCCCTCGACATTGTCGCAATCGCATTTGCCAACTTTCTCGGATACAGATTTGCCATAGCCGCAACTACATGTGGATGCCCATTTGTTTTTCCACAAGCCCAATGAAACATTGACTCTCGCCTCAAGGCCATGGCCCGCAAAGAAGGAA